CAAGCTTCGTCAGCGCCTCGGATGCTTCACCGTAGTGACCGGTCGCCGCACCGATTTCGGTCGTGAGCTGGCCAAGACCTTGCGCGGTCTGCCCGGCGTAGTTGCCCGACAAGAGCAACGCGCGATTGAATCCATCGATCTGATTTTCCGCACTGACGAACAGCGCAACGGCGCCACCCACGATGGCAACTGTGGCAAGAACCGCGGCGCCCATTGCACTGAATGCCAGGCCAGCCAGGCCGGTCGACCCGGCCAGCGTGCCGAGCTCGCGCTGCGCCTGCCCCCAATTGCCGCTCGCGATATCCTTGAGCAGCAGGCCGAACTCGCGGCGCACGTTCGACGTGTTGAGCGTCAAGACACTCTGCGCTTCACTCATGCCGCCTACGGCCGCGCGCGACGCCTCGATCTTCGTCGCATACACAACGAAGTCCTCGCCGCTGATCGCGCCGCTCGACTTGAACGCCTTGAGTTGCTCCAGCTGCGAATCGAGCTGGCCGAGCTTGCCGACGACGGGATCGATCTTGCCGAGCAGGTCGCTCAGCGAACCGGCCTGCGCGGTCGTGGCGGCCGCGACGGTCTTCGCGTCGGCGGCCGCCTTGTACTGCGCGGCAGAAAGTTTCGCCTGCTTGTCGAGCGCCGCGGTGGCGCTCTCGGAGATCGACTGGTTCGCCTTGACCGTCTCGGCGGCGAAGTCGGTCGCACTCTTGCGGCCCGACTCGATCGCCGCGTTGAGGCCGCTTGCGTCGCCGGTGAGCGTGTAACCCAGAGTCTTGTCGGCAACGCCCATGTTCTTTCTACTTGTCCTCGTTCAACACGGGCTTGGCGGCAATCTCCATCGCGCGCACGCGATCAAATACCTGGTCCCACTCCTTCCGCGGGATCTTCAGCAGCACGCACGCCGAGGTGATCTCCGTCGCGCTGATGTGGTCCCAGTACAGTCCCTTCAGCCCCAGCAACTTCGTCCACTTGCAGCTCTCGAACACGCGCGCTGCATTCCAGTTCTCGGGCCAGATGAGGCGCGGTGCGGCGTGCGCCTCTTGTTCTGCGCGCTCGATCGCGAGCGCGGTTTCATTCCAGCCCTCCTCCTCGCGTAGGCGTTCGAGGTCCTTCTCGACATCCGCTCCAGGGCAGCCGCGCGCCCACCAGATCGCGGCCTCCGTCAGTTTTTTGCGATGCCCTCGATGCCGATGGACTTCAGCCACGACTTCGCGACCGCGCCGATCGCGCCGCGGTAGTTGAGTGCACGCGTCTTGCTCTCGTCGGTAAACGTGACGTCGACATCGCCGTCCTTGACCTTGCGGAAGCCGACCAGCACGCGGTTGCTGACGATCTCATCGGTCACGAGCTTCTTCTCGTGGATTCGATCGCCGAATAGCTCGACCAGTGAAGTGGCGCACCCCTGCGCGATGGCCTGCTTCGCGTTGTCGCCGAGATCGGTGTACTTGGCCAGATCGGCCTTGATGCAATCGGTCGCCTCCTGCATGAACGCAGCGATCGTTTCCTCGGTCGTGTTGACCGGCTTGGCGTCGAGGATTGCCTTGATCTCGTCCTGGCCGAGGCGCGGAAACTCCGCGTCGAATTCGATCTTCAGCTTCTTGCCATCGCCGTCGATGGTGTCGAAAACGACCGGGTGGAAATAGGTCTTGCTTTGGTTGAGGTTGAACATGGGTGCAGTCCTTCAGGGGCTCGGGTTGCGCCTGGCGAAAATCGCCAGGCGTTCAATCTCCCGCGGGGGCGCAGGTTTTTTCTTGCGATGGATCAGGTGTAGACGAGCGTCAGGTCACTGTCGGCCGTGCCGTCGTCGTCGAGATTGAAATCGAGGTTCGACTTCAGGAACGCGCGGCCCTGGTCGGCGTCGTCGTCAGGTCCATCGAGCTGCGTCTGCGGCGCGTTGAACGTGAAGATGTTGCCGGCGGTCATGCCGTGCACCAGCGTGAGCGCGCCTTCGGTGTTCGCACGCGCATCGCTGAAGTAGTCGTGCGTCGAGAAGGCCGGCGCCAGCAGCATCACGCTGCCCGTGGCGCTGCCATCCACGACCTCGACCAGCTCCTCGCCGGGGTTGTTGATGTACTGGCAGTCGTTGCCGAAGTCCGCGCTGAAGCTCTTGTAGACCGAGTCCAAGCCGAACAGCGATACCTTGGGCGTGTACTCGAACGCGACCGGTTTCGGTTTCAGGAAGCCGGTGAAATCCGGCACGATGTCGGCGATCGTCTGCGGCGCAACCCACAGGCCGATGAACTTGAAGTGCAGGTACGGAATGCCCTGGCTGTCGATCTTGATCTGCCAGGTGCCACGGGCACCGCGCATTGCGCGACGCTGGCCGTCGAGCTGGAAGTACATCGTCAGCGAGTCCGTGCTGCCGCTCGCACGCGCATACGTCACGCTGGTGTCGGCGACAACCACCTCCGACATCTTCGACGCCTTGAACAGCGGGCCATAGTTCGGTGCGGTGCCGGCAACGCCGGAACCTGCGATCTCGACGTCGAACTCAAGTTCCCAATGCGCGCCGACGTGGGTCTTGCCGGTGTTGCCCATCGACTGGCCGTCGAGGTCGCGCTTGATGCCGTTGTCGACGTACTTGAGCTTCGCGCCGTGCGTTCGGATCGCATCGGCCGCGACCAGTGCAACGGCCGTGGCGTATACCGATTCGAGATGAGCGAAAACGGTAGTCTTGCGGGTGAACAGCGACATGATCGATTACTCCTGGCTCGGCGCGGCGGCTGCCGGCGCTTCGGTTTTCGGGGCCGCCTTGCTCGCGGTGCTCTTTTTCGACGCGGCCTTCTTCGCCGCCTTCTTCGGCGCGGCCTTGGTCGCCGCGGCCGGCGCGCGCTTGGCGCGTGCGGCGATCTGCTGCTCGTTGAGCGCTGTGGGCGGCTCGTGCTTCAGCAGCGTGTCGCCGTCTTTCGCGTAGTGGAACGTGCCACCCGCGCTGTGGTTGGTCGGTACGTGTGCAGCTTTCATGGTTGACGCTCCAGGTAACGGGTGGTGGTGAGGCCGAGGCGAGCGCCATGACACAGCACGCCGCCGAACATCACGGGGCCGGCGTCGTCGAGCTGGATGCACGACTCGCCATCGGGATTGGAAGGATCGGTGCACTGGTCGACGACGCCGCCGATCGTCTGATCGGCCGCGAACACATCGCGCAAGCCCTCGATCAAACCGTCGAACGTGATCTCGCTCGCGGCCGCATCGTTAAACGCCATGTAGCCCTGCAGGCGCCAGCGGATTTGCTCGACGGTGCGGCCGAGCACGTTGGCGGTTTCCGTCGTGCGCGGCCGGCGCACGAACCAGCCGCGGATCGCGCCGTTGTAGCCGTACAACGCCTTGAGCTTCGCGACGTCGGTCGAGTAGCGCTCGTAGGGATGGACCACCCCGACATCGGGAACGGTCAGCATGCGCGTGACGATCGCGGTGCGGATGGCTGCGACGCTCATGCGGCACCGCCGGCGAGCTGCACCCCGATGCGCGTCATCGCGGCGTCGAACTGCTCGCGGATGTAGTCCTGCGAGTCGTTCCAGACGTTTTGCCACACGGGATTGGCTTTCGTGCCGTGCTTGGCGATCGATGCACGCACCGCATAGGCCGCGTCTTCCGTCGCGGCGTCGAGGAGGCCGAACTTCACCTTGACCCAGTCCAATAGCGGTTGGACAGGCATCCAATGCGGGCCCGTACCAAGCTCAACGTAGGGCGCATAGGACTGCGCCGTAAACACTGCGCCCACGACGTTGTCATCGAACGCCTGCTCTTCGACCAGGACGCTGCCGCGAAGGCCAGCTTGATTAGCGCCACGCGGCAGACCGCCGTCTTTCGGATCTCGCTGAAGTCGCGCATGCAGCGTTTCGTCGATCTGCTCGATTGCGGTGAGCAATTCCGCACGCGTGATATCCGGCGCGCGCTTCCAGGAATCCGCGAGCTGCGTGTAATCACCGGCGTCGAGAATGAACTTCATACCGGGCCACCCGGCCAAACGCGCGTCGGATGGAACAGACGCTGGCGGCCCATCGAATCGGTGCGCTCCGGATTCGCATCAGCGCTCGCCGGTTTCAAGCGCTCGGCCGGCGCGGTGCCGACCACCTTCGTGTACTCGGCGAGCAGATCGTTTTGCCGCTTGCGGAAGCGGTCGCTCTTGCTCTGGTTGCCCGCCGCGACGTCGGCGCCGATCGTCGGCGCGCTGTCGGTGGCGTAGTAGCTCGCCAGCTGCCCGCACAGGTCCGCGGCAGCCAGGCAAGCGACGGCGCGCTTGTGGCGCGCGGGAATCGTGTCGTGCGTATCGTCGACCAGGTGCAGCGCCGTGTAGGTCAGCCGCAGCTCGTCGTCTTCGAGCGGCGTGATCAGCAGCGTGATCTGCTGCGTGCCGTCCGGTTTGTCGTAGAGCGATACCGCCGCGGGGTCGATCTCGGTTGTGGGAATGTTGCCGATCGGATATTCGATCGAGCGCAAAGCCGACACTCCAGGCGTCCACTCGCCGGGCGTGTCCAATCGCTGCGTGCCGTCGCTGGTAACGTCCTCGACCACCGCGCGCGGTGCGTCCACCGAGTAACGCGCCACCGCACCTGCAATCGCGGTTTCGCGTGCTCCCGTGGCCGCCAAAGCAATGACCTGGTCCTTGTCGCGGACCAGGTCATCGACCAGCGCTTGGTAGTCAGCCAGCATCTGGGTTTGCTTACGGAACGACGCTGCCGTCGAAGCCGCGGAAGTCCACTACAGCGCCGTTGTAGATGTGGCGAATCTTGTAGGTGACCTGGTCGTTGGTGAACAGCGACGCATTCGTCGGCTGATCCTGCACGAACAGTTCCGGCTCGCGGCGACCGTTGTAGAAGCCCAGCTCGATCAGCGGCACCTGCGACTTGTCGGCCGTGGCCCACCAGTTGTTGGTGTCCGTCCAGTAGTCGATCACATGCACGGTCGGGTTGCGGCTCTGCACGAACGACTTGTCCAGGTTCGTGGTACGCACGAAGAGGTTGTAAGCCGCCTCTTCCAGGTCGGACGGAACCAACACGTGCCGGGCGGTGATGCCCAGGCGCTTGGCGCTGCTCTTCTCGACCTGCTTCTTCAGGCGCAGACGCGCAGCGGCGAAGCCGGTGGCGTCGAGCGCAACGATGCCCAGGTTGTTGTGCGAGGCATGCGCCAGGGCGACCGCGTCGTAGATCGCCGCGTTCGTGCGCATGAAGTCGAACACGAACTCGTACAACGTGCGGCCCGCGGCCGTCGCCAGCGAAAGCGGGATGCGGCGGATCACACCGACGTCATCGTTCGCGATCATTTCGAGCGTCAGCGTCTCGGTGCCGCCGCGCTTGCTCAGAGCGTAGGTGGCCTTCTCGCCGGTCGGCGAGGAGAGCGCGGTGTACGGTCCGGCCTCGGCGACGGTCGGCAGATTGCCGTAGCCGCCCATGCGCGTGCGCTCCTGCGTGCGGAAGTCGCTGAGCGGCACTTCGTCGACCAGGAACTCGAAGTCGCTCGGGTTGTACGCTTCCAGCGATCCGTACTCACGGATCATCGCGCGCGTGATCGTATTGCCCAGGATGTCCGACGCGAAGGTGGTCGAGTCGATCGCCTCGCGCAGCTCGACATCCACCACCGCCTCGCGCAGGCGCTGCCGATCGCAGTTCGCGAGCATGCCGGTCACGCCACGGTCGCCGGTGATGTCGATGTACGCTTCGCGGAAGCTCGTCGGCGCCTTGGCGCGATCGAAGAACGCGTCCAGGCGCTCCTGCACCTTGTCGGCAAAGTCCTTGCCGGCTTCGACGCGCGTGTCGCCCAGGCCGCGGATCTGTGCACCGCTGCCGCCCACGCTCTCGCGAAGCTTGACGACGAATGCGCGCTCTTCCTCGATCGCCTTCGTCACGTCGGCATCAGTGAATGACGCGGCTTCCGAGAAGCGCGTAGCCAAACGCTGCTGAATGATCTCGGGCAGCTTGCTCTGCGCGATTGCCACGCGAGCATTCGCCCGCGCTTCGACCATGCGGAAGCGCGCGTCGAGGTCGGCCTGGGTGACCGGCGCGGGTCCACCCGCGCCGGTGCCGCCAGCGTCGTCGTCGGAATGTTCACTCTCGGCCGCCACCGCTTCGCGGTAGGCGGTCATCACTTCTTCGTCGGTCGCCGCGGCAAGCGCGTCGGCCCGCTTGGCGCCGAAGGCTTTGGCCTTGCTAGCGCGGATATGGTCAAGCATCT